ATTTGCTGATCCAGACTCTCAATGTAACGCCTCGCGGCTTCGGCACGCGCATGCGTTTCGCGCCGTAAGCGTTCGGCCTCACTTTCTGCCCGCCGCTTAGCTGCATCGTCCGTTTTCTTAGCTTCGCGCTCGACCCTTATCTCTGAGTCGGTTTTTGCGGTTCGCGCCTCCTGCACAGTGGTGATTGTTGCAAGCAGTTGCTCAATGAACTTTTTACCGGTTTCAGTCGCGTTGCGCTGCGCCAAGTTGAGCCCCAGCACCTGATCGCGTAACTGCGCAAACGTGGCCTCGTTGCGTTCAAACTTGCGTAAAGTGTCAAACAACTGGGTTGCTTGACGCTCGGTGATGCCGAAGTCTTTCGCAAGCTTTTCGGCGGGCGAGTCGACAAAAAACTTCAAAAATTCAGGCACCGCCAGCCGCGCAATGCCCGCGTACTCATTGCGCAGGCTGCCTGCAAAGCCTTTAATTTGCTCGCCGAGACGCAACTCGGTGATCGCGCGCAGTTGTCCGTAGAGCGCTTTAAGCGCGGGCGCTGCGCTCGCGTAATACTTCTCAGAGATCTCCTCTAGCGACAATCCGGCCTTGTTGTTTGCTGCAGCAAACGCTCCTGCAGCCGAAGTAACGTCTTTCGCAGCGTCCTCGACGCTTTTAATGTTGCCGACCAGCGCAGTAAACCCCGCAGAGAGCAGCGGGATTGTCACGGCCGCAACCGTGCCGAGCACAACGCCCACCGCGCCAAACGCCGAGAGCAACTGCGGCAGTTGTTGCGTCAGCGCTTGCGTTGCGCTGGTGCCGCTGCCCACCTGCACCGCGAAGTCTTGGATCTGGTAGCCGGCATTGCGCGCAACGTCGCCCATTTGCGACTTTTGCCGCGTTGCAAGCTCAAAACCCCCTGCCGCTTCGCGCGCTGCATTGCCGCTCTTTTGCACCGTTTCGCTTGTCGCTTGCAGTGTGTCGCCAAGCTCTTTGGCCTTGCGCTTGGCCGCATCGGTTTGCGTGACGAAGGCAGCGCTCTCAAGATCGAGCGCAACCTGGAGCGCGGCGATGGTCTTAGCCATTGCGCGCCTGCAGATGTTTAAGGTACTCGGGCTTGTAGCCTGGCAGTGTCGTCAGGAGCAGATAGTCGCGCTCGGCGCGCGTGGGCTCTGCGGGCTTAAAGTACGCCTCAATAAAGGGAAACCACTCGGCGGGCCTGAGCGTTTTGTGTTGCTTGGAAAACATGCCGGCGAGCGAATGCAACAACGACATTGTGTGCGTTGCAAACATCAGCGGCCCACGCCCGCCAATCAGACCGTCTCGGTACAGCAACTCCATCTCGGTGACCGTCTCCCAATCAAGCGCGTCAAAAACGTCGGGGTCTTGCCCATGAAAAATGGCTGCTGCCCGCACCTGCCGGTACAGCAGCCGCTTTAGTTTTTTTCGGTCGCCTCGTATCTGGGTTTGACCACCGCTTCGACAGCTTTGACAAGATCTTCGATTTCTTTATCCGACAGCGACGCAGACAATTCGTCGTAGTCGAGCGCAAATACATCGCCGCCCTCCGCAAAGCCGACCAGCCCAATCATGGCCACTTCGTTCAATTGCCGGCTTGCAAGCCAGCGGGCGGTCTGGCGCATGCTGCGGCCCTCGATCAAAATGTCGTCATCCTTCATTTCGACGTTTGGATCGCCAAGGGTGCCGGTGCGCAAAAGCGACTCTTTCAAGCGCGCAAAGTGCTCCTCAACAAGATCTGCAGGCGGCGACTGGCACTTGTGCGTGAGCCCTTGCAATTCGAGACGCGTCGGCAGGTACACCTCGAAGGCGTGGCCGTGAAAGTCAATGGTCTTGTACTTGGTACGCTTAAAACCGTTAAGCCGTTGTTGCACACTCATGCGCGCTTGCTCCGTTGTTTGTTTGCAAATTGATCGATTTGCGCGGAAAGCTCGGCGCCCAAGTTTTGCGTCATCGCTGGGATTGCGCGCTCAAAATTCGCACGGATGAAAGGCGTTGCGGGTTGGTCTGCGCGCCCGTATTCAAGCGCCATAGCAGCCGGCCTAAATTTACCCTTCGCATCCACATAGTTGACGCCCACGATCACGAAACCGTAGGCAATCGACTGATTGCTGTGGTACTTGCGCTTTCGGTCGCGCATGGTGGAGACTTTTGCGCCCGCCTTCGTCTGCACTCGCAGCCTGCCGGTATCGACCGGCACGGCAGGTCGGATAGCGTCGAGCGCAGGCTTGACCGCGCGGCGCAACGCCGGAACTAATGAGCGCTTGGCTTGCTGCGCCGAAAACTCCTCCCGCAGCGCTAGCAGCGCTTGCTCAACCTCGCGCGTCCCGGTGACCGTAATGCGCATCGCACGGTTCTGCCTGCTTGGCTAGGAACCAAGCTGCGCTTGCGCAGGCAACGCGTAACGCAACATAACCTGCAAACATACCCACTCAGCGCTTGCACGCTCAACTATCTCAAGCTGAACCTCAATCGCGTCTAGGGGCATCGGCTGCATTGCTGCAATCGCGTCAAGCGCACCGTACGTTGCCATCATTGCAGCAAGGACATCAGACATTGTTTGACCATCCGAACTGATTGCCGCGCGGGTGCAAGGTGAACGTGCACTGCGCTTCTGCGCCTGGGGCCGGATCGATACTAAACTGAGACGCGCGCGCGTTGAACGCAAAGTAAACGATGTTTGCACCTTCGACAAACGCAATGACATAGGTGCGATCAATTAAACCGCTGTAAGCGTCGGCGCGCACTAACAACAAGTTCGCATTTGTTGGATTCCACGCGGAGATTAGAGAGAGCGAGAACGGCGCACTTTGCACAGGAATTTTATCCGACTGTCGACTGCCGGCCACCGAAAAGTTGGCCATAGCGTCTTCTTGGCCAAAAGCCGGAATGGCTTCAACCTCCAGCAAATTTGCCGCAACCGCAATCGCTGACACGCTTGCTACAACGGCAAGATTTGCAGTCGTCAAGGGAGTCGGGGTCGCACCCGACTGTAAATACAGGCTTGCAACAAAACCGGGAAGTACTTTGTTCGGAAGAGCCATGATGACCTCTTATCAGCTAGGAATGTCAAACGTCATATCAAGCACAATCTGATGCAGTTTGTTGTCGTTGTCAAAGGTATTGAAAAGCCAGTCAACGTCAATTTTTGCTACATAAAACAGACCGCCCAGCAAACCTTGATAGCCATGCAGCGCGTCGAGCACTAATTGCGCCTGCGCAAAACACGTCGCCATCGTCTGCGCATACACGTTTGTCTGGCAAACCGGACGGTCGATGCCTTTGTTGCTCTGCACTCCGGTGTAGACCGGTTGGTGCACGTTGCGCAGCGTCCAGGTCAAAAAGGTCGGCTCGCTCGCAAAGTTGCGGTTGAACGACGCATACACCGGCGTCGGCGCAACAACTGACTGCAGCGCCGTTTGAATCGCTTGCGCATAGACCGCCGCGCTGTTTTGTCCCATGCATTAGACCGCCGTCGCAGGTTCGTTGCGGAAACACGTGAGCGTGACAAACTGCCGATCAAGATGCTCAAACACATCGACAATGCGCCAGGATTTCGAGCGATACGTGATGCTGTAGGCCGCTTGGTTGTCCACGATTTGCTTTGTGTTCGGCGAGTAATTCACGACAAGCCGCACAATGTCGTCGTATTGCCGGTAGCTCTCCGTGATTTTCTCGCTTGCTTTAATGTCTTCGCTGCGCGCCCGCGTATTGAAAGCAAGCGTCTCGGTGGTCGTTTGATCGCCTTGCGCGGTTTTCGCAAACGTCAGATTGTTCACACCGATTTGCTCAACGCGCAGAACCATTACATCACCAGCGGTTTATACGGGCGCAAAAGCGCCTCAACGCCAAACGGAATGCAGTTAAGCTTGCGCTCGCTTGTGTCGCTGCGCTGGTTGTAAAGATGCGCAACCATTAAAAGGCCCGCTTGCTTGACGACGGGATACTGCGCCATGATCGAAGCTGTATTGGTCCACGTGACCTGTAAAGGCGCAGCCATTTGCGTGTTGATGTTGTTGGGGACGGCAAGCAAAATCACCTGCTGGCCTGTGACGTCGTAGTAGTAGCTGCTGGTTGCCAGTGTCACAAGCGCAGGAGGTGTCGCGCTGTTGTACGCTTTGACCGAGTTGATCGTTGTGCCACTTTGCGAGACTTGAGGCAGGCCAAGCGTCAAAGGCGTCGCCATCAACGTGCCGACGGCGTAATAGGCCACAAAGGTGTTGTTGAAGATCGGCAGGCCCAAATAGTCTTCAATAGCCATCCGCGCCGCAAGCTCGAGACTCTCAAGATAGGCGTCTTGCGACTCGTCGCCAAAAAGGTTAAGTTGATTCGCAATCTCATCGGTCGTCAGCCACGACGTCGAAATGTCGCGCGCAGTCTGCAAAACCTGCGCAAAGTTCCACGGCGCGCCGGTGGGCGTTGCGTAAGTTTGCTGCGCAGGCATGT